TATGCCCTGTGATACCAAGGGATCAGTCTGTCTTCATACTTTCAAGTTTCAGATAACTGATGTCACTCTTGTTGGTTTTATTGAACTTGAGCCTCTTATAAACATTAATTTGGGGCACAATTACCTCATATAAGCTCAAAGCAGTAGTTTGATAGTAGTTAGGCTGTGTTTTGACAATTGAATTAGTTTTGATTCCCGACAGGGACCCGTCAAAATCATAACTGGCATCCACATGTAATCCCCTAAAGTTATCGGTATACTGCCAGGCATTAGCATTATCAATGCCTGGTTGGTTAACCCCATACGCTGCTACCCAAATTCGCTGATCAACTAAAGCTACACGATTAATCCGACCGTACTTAAACCAGGAACCACTTCCATAGGTAATCACATTAGAATACCCTTGAGATTTTAAATACTTTAAAAAGATATTTACTTGGGACGTCGTACTGGCCGGTAAATCTTGAGCTTCCACATCGATCGCTAACACCGTTGATTTATCCAGCCCGTACTTTTTAACCCAAGCCAAAAAGTACTTAGCCTCGGCCAACCCATTTCCGTGAAAGAAATGATAAGCGCCCACGGTGCCAAATACTTGATAAGCATTTGATACCTGTTCACCAGCACTGGCATTCACATAAATCGTTCCTTCGGTTAGCTTAACCATAACTGAATCAATTCCATATCGTTTGAGGTTCTCAAAAAAAGCTTTTGACTTGCTTTGATAAACAGCCACATCGGCAACTAATTTAGGCATTTGCACCACCCTTTTCTGTTGATTGCGACGTTTGAGAAACGTTTTCTACGTTAGTGTTCACCAAATTAGGTGATTGAGTATTCATTACAGATTCTGTGGGAGCTGGTGTTACAGGGGCAAAATGATTATCAGCTCCTGTCGCTTTGTAAGCTTGATAAGCTTTTTCGACTAAACCGGCAATCACTTGGTAATCAAGGTCAAGGCCGTTGGCTTTTAGCTGGTCGTTAACAAAACGCATAGCCTCTTTCTTCCGATCAGATTTACTCAAGGCTGCCAAAACGGCTAATTCTGGCACAATCACATTAGCCAGTTTCAATCCCAATTCTAACGCTTGCTGGGCATGAACGTTTTTTTCAGTCGCAATCTTTTTTTGCAAGTACGGATTAATAAGCTTGTAAACTACAGGAATGACGGCAACAAAAAAGGCAACCACGCCGGTTGCCTTCAAAGAATTAAAAACATCTAAAATATGTGTAAACATAATGGTTCCTCCTTAATTTTGAGTAAAGAAAAAGCACCTACCCTTGTTGGTAGATGCTTAAACCCTGTATTGGATGCATAACTTGTACAAAATGTCCAAGTGAGAATACCAAGACTAACAGCGCTAACGATTAGCCTTGATGTGATTATACACCATTTTTTATTAGTAGATTCAATTTAGTAACAAATTCACCACTTATTATTAAAATAACAATGTGGATGTTGGTTCTTAATTATAAGCAAAATAAAAACTTACCACCAGTTATAATAGTGTTTAGCATCTAAATGCGTAAACACCGTAACTAATAATAAGTTGTTTTGAAAATCATGAAAACTTAATCAGCAATCCAACTGATCAAAATAATTATAACCTATTTTAGGTTAAATTAGAATAATCATTTTTGATTGCATGATAAAAACACCTGCTATTACTAACAGATGCTTAAGATGCTTAGATCATGCACGGGGATACATAATCATTATGAAATTGATCTCGAATGCATCAACCAATGTCTTCCAGGGGGGGTCAAATTAAAAAAGTTTGACCTCGATAAATATTATACCTCATTTTTTTAATTTGTTAATAAAAACATCTACTCATTGGTCAGAGACGAGTAGATGTTTAATCGGTGCTTACTAAGTCCCGTGAATGGAGAGGTTTAGAATAAGCTAGTTGTCTAACATAAATCACACCGATTAAGTTAATCTTACAGCAAAATTATTAAATATAAACAAAAAGCACTCGCCCTTCAGCAAGTACTTCTGTATTAGTGTTTATAATAATCTAAGAGATCATAGTTTATGAGCTCTTAACTGCATTATAGCCACTATTTTCAATTTGTAAACTTCCTAAGTGAAATAAAAACACCCATCATTGATGGATGTCTTTATCGTATCGAGGTATACAAATTACGGAATAAACATGAAATGCCCGGGAGCAAATCATCTATCCCATTAAATGAGATTAGCTGTGTAAAGACTAACCTACATCTTATTTTAACCTAACTTCCTGATTTGTAAACCAAAGACACCTAATTATAACTAGGTGTCTTTGGTTGATTCCTATTTATTGAGGAATACTTCTTGAGGAGCTATGGTTAGGTAAGTATAGGGGGTTACACTAACCATATGGAAAGTATAGCACGTTTTTTGAGTATGGAATCTAATTTTTTGAAAAATTCTTGACGACTGGAATAAAAAGTACCCATCTACAAGATGAGTACTAAATTCACATATGGGGGTATATGAATCACAAAACGATAGATCAATACTCTAATGAAAGAGTTACTATCAGGGGTATGAATAGTATCATGAAGAGTACTATTCATACCTGAATTATAGCACAATAAAAAACAGAGCCCACTGGATTGAAGTCAATATTTGAGACAGGTTTTAAGAGACATTCAGAACCGCGTTTACCTGCCACAGCTCAAATAAATCATTAATCGTGATTAATAACTTATTTGAACCATGGAAAGCATTAAATCAGGCGGCCATTTGGCTCGTAAGTGTTGCGACTTCAACTTGTAAGGGGGTCTGGTAGCCCAGTGAACTATGAATTCTCTTCCTATTGTAGAAAGCATGCACATATTCAAAAAGGACAGCAGCGGCAGTTTCATAATTCTCAAAGACCGGCACTGGATAAACACATTCCTTTTTGAGGGAAGCATGAAAAGATTCCATTGGTGCATTATCGTATGGACACCCCTTACGGCTGTAAGAGTGGCGGATATGTAGTTCTGTTAACCGTTGGTTGTAATCATCGCTGGTGTACTGTGATCCTAAGTCTGTGTGGATAATCAGGTCCCCAGTAATGGTTCGATTTTTAACCGCGCTTTCCAGGGTCTTTAAGCCTAAATCAGTAGCCATCTTTTTTGAGAATGAATAGCCGATAATTCGTCTTGAGTGCAGATCCATGATGGTTGATAAGTAACACCAGCCATTACGCTTCGTTTGAATATAGGTCATATCAGCGGTCCATTTTTGATTTAAACCAGTGGTCGAGAAATCCTGCTTAAGCAAGTTGGGACGCTGTTCAACCTTGGTTTTGGAAGCCGAAGCCGCTTTCCATTTATTGACGGTAACGGAGTGGATATCCAGTTCCTTCATGAGCCGGGAAATCCGTCTTGGGCTGCACCGACGCTGCAGTGGTTGAAGTTCCAGATTCAATTCATGGTGGATCTTCATAACACCGTATCGCTGCTTGAATTCCGCAAAGATCCGCAGAATCCGTTGTTTTAAGTCCGCATCTTCGGCCCGGCGTTTTGAAGGCTTTGGGGATCGATAACGATAATACTGAGCTCTGGAAACACCGAGGATTCGGCACATCTTAGTTACCTGGTGGTGATGGCTTTCTTGGTGAATGTAATCAAAAATATTGGTTACTTCTGCGCAAGGAAGCCCAGGGCTTTTTTTAGGATTTCGTTCTCCTCAGACAGGGAAGCCAGCCGCTTTTCCATCGCTTTAATTTCGTCTGGCGATTTACCGGATTGAGTTTTGGCTTGGCCCTGGATCCACTTATGAACGGTTGAATAGCCAATGCCATATTCTCTGGCCAGTTGGGCGGCTGATTCGCCTTGTTTATATAGGTTGATGATGTTTTGTTTGAATTCTTTGTCGTAACGAGTTGGCATGTAAAAATTCCTTCCTTTTGAGAGACGATTTATTCATTATACGCTCTCTTAAAAGTTGTCTCAGGAATCAGCTTACATCCAAATTTTGACAAGTAGTTTTTCCGCACCACTTATCAAAATTAATTATAGTTCATTCTAAATAAATTGAAAGCCGTTTTTTATGGACATAATAAGCACCTACTTTTCAGTAGGTGCTAAGAATCAGTACCAGTTAACTAGCTGTAAATAAGGTAATATCAAAAAGGGGGTACCATCTTCAAATACTATGGTTTAGTTAACCTAATCAATACTGATTATAGAAATCATTCTACAACAATTTTAATAAATGTAAACAAAAAGCACCTATTCTGAGGAAATAGGTGCCCAATTCATATATGGGGTATATGAATAATCATAATTGGGGGAAATATACCTCGAACGAAATATATCTCGCAATGCATTTGGTGGGTAGCAGTATTTAGAAACTATTACCCACACAAATGAATTGTAACACCATCTCGGAAATGTGACACAAATTACTTCTCATGAATTGGAATTGTTAAATTAATACCTATGACATCATCTACACCAGCTCCAAATCCCACGGTAATTTCTTCACTATAAGAATTATTAAAATCTAAATAGTATTCACTACCGTTAGAGTTCTGATAATTTTGATGATATTGAATATCATTAGAAAGAGAATTGTAGCCCCTATAACTAATAATTGATTGCACGTTTATTATTTTTTCCGTAGTACCATTAGTGTTTTTAGGTTCAGCAGTCCCCATTGTGTAAAGGACACCATTGAATATTTTGTAGTAAGCATTCAGATATAAATTTGAATTGCTAGGAAAGGCTACCCAACCACTATCATCAGCAACCGGCAACTGATTAACAGTAGCGACATCAATTCCAGACTTTTGAAGCTTACCGGTGAAGTTAGTATCTTGCCCCGTTCGTGCAAGATCAGATGGCAGACTATTCGCAAGTAGCAATGGGTTCTTATCAACAGTTGGAACAGTTTCGAAGTTGTTTGCACCGGATAGATGGGCAACTTTTAAATCATCAGCTAAGGATTTATAAGCCACAACTCCTTGTACTGCAGTGACCGTATATGCAATTCCGTCCTCATCAATCAACGTCCCACCACCGACATTGTGCCCAGCGGATCCATACCAAGTAATATGGATAAATCCTCGTAATGCTTTAATGCTGGGACTATTGATTACGGCAGTTGCACAATACAATGTATAGAATCCAATAGTTAAATTACTGATAACATTCGATAGATCACCCGAAGGGACATTCACTAGAACACTCCCATCATCTGCTGTTATTTTCTGTTTTTGCCAGTTGACAGTATCATTAACATTTACTTTTTTATCTAGTTGCTGATTAACATCGATTGTCTTGGCGTAAGCATTCCACTCACTCCAAACATTGGTTGTAGAATTGAAATAGCGAGTTGATCGAATGTTGTTAATTGTGTCATCTAAAGTTTGCATGATTGGCACCGTCTTATCTCCACTACCAATCGTGGTCAAATAACCAATTCCCGAAAAACCACTTGGAGCATTTACCACTGTGGTATCGTTGATAATTCTGGTAATGCTGATATCTAAAATGGCATTGAAATCAGTACCTATCGAAGCTGTCTCATTTGGATAATTTAACGCATTTCCTATCGACTCAGAAATCATCTGTTGAACATCTTCACGGGACAGGGTACCACTGTTTGAAACCATAATGGTTACTTGGGTACCACGAACGATGTCAGTATATAGATCCAGATAAATCGAAGCTGTTGTCGCATTATTTTCTTTAGCAATCATTGTCGCTCCGGCAGTTAATGGAATAACACTGAATAATACCTCTTGATTGGTTGAATTTTGTTTGGCATAGAGGCCGACACCATAGTAAATATAGTCTTCATTCACATCACTGTTATCAATGGTCACTCCTAGCCGAGACTTGTTGTCTTGTGTTGCAATGGCTTTAGGTGTTCGCGATTGCTTATAGTTAACACTAGTTAATGCTTGTAATTGTGAAACCGAATCACCGGTAATATCATCGGTAATCGTCACTGCTTTAGTAAAGGTAATTGCGCTGATTCCTAAAGCTTGGTTCATCATGGTTAATGCTTGATTGGTTAATGTATTTTTACCCCAAGTTGCTGGCATTAGTTAATCCCTCGATTCTGTATAATAAAACGGCTTTGAGTCACTGCCACATTTCCAACATATAGGCTTTGTTCATCAATTTGACTAAATTCAGTTCCATTAATTCGAATTGTCGCTTCCACTGACCTTGCCAGTTGCTCTGTCAGGAACCGAACGGCATCCGGATCACTGGCGTATTGAAATGGTAATCCTGTAATGGTAATTGTTCGCGCTTCACCACCAGTTTGCCATGGTTGAATAATTCGAACATCCGAATACTGACAATCTAAGATATAAGCAACTGCTTTAATGATAGAATCTGTCGTTCCGTCAGCCGTCGCCGCTACCATTGCTGCTCGAATTTTAAATTTGTAGAAGTCATCGTTCGCCCCAGCTCGGTAAACATTAAACTGTTCGCCAAAATAGTCTAATGATTTACCCGTCAAATACTCCAACGAATGAAAGATATTCATTTTTTCCAACGCGGTATCGAAATCATTCGAGCGCTGCAGAATTGCATTCATAATTTTATAGAATCGACTATCATATTGTTGATTGGTCAGACGACTCATTTTGCTCATTAATGTTGGTGTATCGTCCATTTCAATCAGGTTATCATCATGTTTGATATCAGCCATTGGTTGTCGTCACCTCAATCTCATCAGCATTAACCACTGGTGCTTGTGTGATGCCTAAAGTGACATCAGTAGCTGCTAACTTGGTTTTATCCAAGCCCATTTGAACAACAAATGAATCAATGCCTTGAACTTGAGCTAGTGCGCCGTATACTGCACTGATGTAAACTGGCCGTCCCATGTGTAGGTTATTGACATAATTCTGTAAGGCATTTAGTACATCGTCGGTACCACTATCGGCATTCCAGTTACTATTCGCCTTAACGGTAATTGCGAAGTAAATCGGAACTTCTGTTGCTCGATTAAAATAGATCGTTTCGGGTGTGCCCGCAATATCGTAGGCAACTGCTGATAAGCTGCCGAATGTTTGAGTACCGGCGCCTTTGGCTTTCCGCACTGCATTGGCAATGTCCTGATCAGTTCCACCATAGACAACAATTTGAAGGGCATGTGCTGGTGTCCCATTAGCATCTGTCACGCCGCTAGTATTATTATCAATGTACTTGTCTCGAATCCCGTTCACACTATCCAAAGCGGTATAGATACCGTCAATTGTTGAGCCAATGTTAGCAACGTTGGTTTCTAGAATCCGTTGGCGTAGTGAATCATCCGTTTCTTCATCTGCACCCCCCACAGCCGGTTGTGGATTATCTACGGTATCAACGCCATCAACCGGCGTCGCAAACTCGGTTATCGTATGGGCTTGCACATTGGTATCACTCGAATAATCTTCTGAAACCACCGATGCGGTAGCTGTAAACGTGCCATCGCCATCATCATCAGAAAGTACAGTATCTTCAACTAGCACAAAATAAGTGCCATCGTCAGTCATGAATTCGGTAGTCCCACCTTCAAGTAAAACCGCACTTGTACCCGTAATATTTACCGTTGCATTCGCCTGTTGGGACTGGTTACGAAAAATCCCCCGATTATAAGCTAGATAATCGAGGGAAACACCGCTGGCAAACTGCACGTAGGCATTTAGCCAAACTTGTTGCTGTTTTTGGTTCTCTTTCCAATTATTATAAGCAATCGACCTAATCAGTCGTCCATAGGTGGATTGCGGTTCATCATTGATGTCATCACCTAAAAATTTCTTGAAAATGGTGGTTTGCTTATCAACTTCTTCATTGTAGCTCTCGACATAGTAGCCGGTATCATCAAATGCCACTGCTATCACCTACCGTTAACTTTAAATTTCCCTGATCATCATACTGGTTGCCAGAATTTTGAATATCGGAAGAATGGATATTAGCGAAAATTTCACTGGTTCGTTTAGCCAGATCGTGTGTAATATCAACACCGTCAACCGCATCAACCCGTGGTTCCTGATTCATTAAAGTATCAGAAATATCCTGAGCCGCGTAATTATCATCATAGGCTTTTCCTAGAATGTTATCCAAAGGTAGCCCACAATCCGGTGCCAACTCGTCCATTTCGCCCTGTTCAATGCCTAGAACTTCGCCACAGGATTGCATGAGTTCGTCAGTACCAGAAACTTCTACTAAATCGTGAGAAAGCTCATCTTGAACAACATCGCCGTCGGGTTCAATCATTAAATCTCGCATCAGCTCACCTCCGAATTAATCGCGACAACAATCGCATCATTTAAATCGTGTTCCCGTGGATCTTCTTCACGACCAAAATACCCCTTACCAACTTCATAGCCATCTAAACAATAATCATGAACCACCATCGTCACTTCTGTGCCCGGTACCAGCCGTTTAGGCGGTGGCGTAATCTTCATTGTGCCAGCTCCATCTCTCGGACAAATTGGGGTTAAATAATCCGCCATGTGGTCCCACATCTCATCAATCCAGTAAACGCTAAATGGAACTTCAACATTATTAATAATTCCCATTTTGTCACCAGAAAGGTCTTCGGGAAGCGGTTGGATGTCAGCAATGTGCTTGGCCTTGTCATACTTAACGATTTTGCCGACTAAGCAATTGTGATTATCACGGGAAGCCGCTTCGGCAATTGCTTGAGCAGCTTTTTTATAAGGATTTGTAATCTTTGCCAACTTAAACACCTCATTTAGCAACAGCGCCATCAACCGTCATTGTCGGCTGTGTGCCGTCAAAACTATACGTTCCACTTTGAGCAACCAGCGTCTTCTTAATGAAATCGCCACGAACCTCGTACGTACTGTGTACGGAGATTTGTGGCAATAAATAAGACGATGATTCATATAGCTCTTCGCCTGAGTCGGAATCATCTGAATAGGATGGTTCACTTAATAATCCAGACGAGTAGTCCAAAATAATATGAGTTTTTTTGCTCTCTTTAAGATCATCAATCTTAAGCTGATCACGATCGTAAAACATCTTACTTTTGCATCGTTTGACCAATTTATTAATCGCGTCTAATGGCTTACCGGAAACGGTGTAGCCTTTTTTAAACGGTTTATTCTCAGCTAACTTCGTGGATGAAATCTTTATGCCTGATTCCTTAGCAATCTTCTTAATCGCAACCGAAGGCTTAACGCCCTTTTTGAAAGACAAGTTACTGTAAAACTTTTTCTTAACGGTATAACGGGTCCGTTTAATTTTGGTTTTACCAGCAATGTGAACATGGCCTTCCTTGTAATGGCCCACTCTTTTACCATCTTCATCGGAATAGTAATGAATTCGTCGCTTAACCGTTTTGCCTTTTACATTGACCTTAACCCTTTTATAGTGACCGACTTTCTTAGTCTTTTCCTTTTGGATTGACTTGGCAGAAATGTTACTAAAGTCCTGACCGGCGGAGAAAGTAATTGGCACGGTCGTTGTTACACCATCGTACTGAATCGGGTCAACTGACTTAATTTTGCCAGAACCAATCAGCATTTTTCCGAAAGCTTCGTAAGAAATAAAAAAAGCGATTTGATTTTTTGCTTTTAAATAGTTCCTCATATTCTGACTGGTGTTAATAAACGATGCGTCTGATTCCGGCGGTGTGGCATCCATATTAAAGTTAATATCAAACGTAAACAATAGGTCTGAACCGGGACGCAAATTGTTTTCTAATTCTAGCGTTTTGCCATCAGTTGTTTTTATTGTGCAGTACAGTACCGGAAAACGTAGTAAGTTACTCATCACTATCACTCTCTAAATCAATATCGGTATCGTCGTCTGTGTCAGTATTACTTGTTTCGTTAGTCTCAGCAACCGGCGTATCAAATCCAGCACCGTTAGCTGGTCGATCATCAAATGTTAGTTTAACCGTATCGCCAAAATTATCACCGTTAACCTCTGTCTCTTGCCCCGATTCGTCCATTGGTACCAGGTCTTCAATCGGATAGTCGTTGGAATTAAGAGAAGCAAACAAGCGCTGATTAATTACGAGCTTCTCACCATTAACTAAGGCGTTGCCCTCAGCATCCCACAAACTGGCTGTCAAAAAGTTGGCAAACTTGTTTAAATCTATCTCCATGCGATAGGCACGTCCGCCAAGAACAACATCAAACAGATTGCCATAATCATCCTCACCAACATCTAAGGTATCTAATAACGCCATCTAACCACCTCCTAGGAAACTCTAATTTTTACACCGTACGGTAATATATTAACTGCCGATTTATAAGAATCCATCGAAATCAGTTTAGCGATTGTTGTGTTGTAATCATCTGCCAAACTAGCATAAGTTGTCCCAAGTTTAGTCGTGACATACTTCTTAGCTGTCGACTTGTTATGCGTCTTGCTCTTAGTGCCACTGCTGGCACTTTTACCACTGGTTTTTAACTCAGACCAGTCAATAAACTGCAAGCCAAACGTAATGGTTAGAGCCGTCTCATCCTTGTTGTACTCACGGTGAAGCGCTGTAAACAAGCAATGCTTGTAGTAGATGCGTCCTTTATAGGTCATTTCACAGCCTTCAGCTTTCCACTTCAATAGTTGGTTAAAAGCCGTTCGTTGCTGTGCGTCTGTCCCCATAATTCGGGCAGTAATCGAGATATCTTTCTCGGTTTGCTGTGAATGGGTGGCAGTCGGTTCACCTTTGGGTAAGGCGTTCGGTGTAACTTGCACTGTATTATCTTCGGATTCTGGCACTGACGACATGAACACAATCGCACTACTATGGCCATCGGTACGATAAAGCATCATATGGCCTGTATTAAATTTTGGCTTGTTGTTAGCAATCTTACCAGCTATCTTGTTCTTATTTGCCTGAACTTTGGCAGCAGTAGAACGTTTCGCCAGAGTTGCTTTTTCAGCTTTAACTTTGGCAGCATATTTTTTATGCGCCGCAATATGAGCTTTCTGTGAACCTTTATAGGTCTCAATCATCCGCCCCAGTGTCGCTTTATCGCTACCGGAAGCCTTATCATACTTAGCTTGTAGAACTTTGGTCTGTACGCCAATGAGATAGGAACGATTCCCCTCATGTTGAGCGCGCAGACTATTGCTTTTAATTGCACTCTTTAATTGTTTGGTATTCAAATACGTGGTTTTAGCAACCATCATTTAGTACCTCCAAACTGTTCGATAATTTGGCGAGCCATATTCTGTCGTTCGCCTTTGAGAGCCTGTTTAATCATCTTGTCGATTGTTCTTTGATTTAATTCAACACCACTACCAATATTAAACTCAAATTTATCATGCGTTTCAATATGGACAGTTGGTTCAGTTTTAGCAACGTGACGATAACTAGAAGCCGAAACAGCCGGCTTCTTGATAACTCGTTCGAGTTCTCTCAGCATTTTGCCAACGCTTAAAGAAGCCTTCATCATGTTAGTTGCCATCACCGCAGTATCTTTGGCTGTAAATACTCTACCAGAAACGTTCGGCAAGAAGAGTTCGGCACCTTTTTCGCCAACAATTGAAGCTTGGTTAGTTTTAGGGAGACCGCCTTTAGCGTACCAGCCAACATTTGTCTCATGACTCCAGGCATTTTTGGCATTACCATAACGACCTTTGATATATCCTTTCATCCAACGCAGTTGGGTAATTGGGTTTGATCGCCAATCTGAACCAGATGACGCCATTTTGGTACCTGGGAGTGCTTGCGGAATTCCATAAGCTCCGGTACTAGAGTTAGCAATTTTAGGATCCCAATGAGATTCTCGATTAATAACCTTAATAATATCGGGATACCAGGATTTAGGAATTCCGGCTTGTTCTAACCAATGAAGGTGCGATCCTGTTGCTTTAGCGCTCCCACCGGCGGCACTACCTCCAGTTGATTCTTGCAAATGATTACCAACCCATTTAAGTTGTGGTGCGAGCTCTTTGGCAACTAGCTTTGATAATGCACTGCTATGCTTGGTGTTAGTTTTCTTATTTCCTTTGGAACTTCCACCCCGTAGCTTGGTAATATCAAACCAGCCATGAGTTGAATCCGGATTGTTTGAAAATGGATTACTCTTAGAAACACCAATATGGACATGAGTACCGGAAGAACCAAGTGCAGCAATTTTCTGACCAGTTTGAACATTTTGACCCATCTTGGCATACAGAGGGGCGCCAGAATTGTTTTTACCATTAAATTCCTGGTAAATAACATAGTAGCCATCACTTGATCTGGTAACTAAACTTTCACCAATACCGTTAACTCCACCCCAACCCGATGGAGCACCACCTTCTCGAATGACTTTACCACCATGAACAGCATGAACAACGCGTCCGCCGGAGAAATCGACACCATCATGAATTGCAAGGCCGCCAGGAGTAGCACCACGATAGCCAAATCCAGACGTTACAGAGAATCCAGAACCGGGATTATGTGCCCAGTTACCACCGGCACCGCTTCCACCACCATTACGAGCATCTTTCATTTGTTTCCAAACTTCATCAGCCCATGGGTTACCATATTTTCCATACGCACCCTTAGTCGTGTTGGTAGCGCCCTTTGATAAGTCTGTCCCATGCAGCTTAATGTTAACGGTCATGTTTTTCTTGAGCCAACCGCTAGGGTCTTTGGCACTTGAGTTAATCAGCTTCTTAAGGAATGCATTAGATACGCCTGAACCTTTGGCATAGTGAGTGATACCACGAGCCTGCGATAGACGTTGCATTTGTGTACCATTCAGAACAGCATCCCCACGCTGTAGCCCAATCACACGATTCTTACCCTGCGGTGCGTATAGACTATTACCACGAATGATACCTTCTTGACGTGGTCCAGACTCGGCATCGTTAACCATAGCAATTTGATCTTCGCTTAATTGGCCGTTCGAGCCCTGAGCATAATGAATCGGATTGATAACGGAATTATTGCCACCGAATTGTCCCAGTGACTTATCGATACCTTTAATCCCGTTATTCAATTGATTAATCGTGTCGGACATTGCTTTATGCGCATAATTGTCCATGCGACCAAGGGCATGACCGAATCCGGTTGCTGTATCGTCAGCCGCATTGGTTACACCCTTGCGAACTTGATTCATCTGACCTTGAACGCCCTTTTGCATGCTGTCAAAGTCTTTAACTGAACTCTTACGAATGTTGTCCGTGTAGTCGCCAGTCTTGTTATAGATGTTTGACCATTGAGATCGGTTCTGTTTGGAAAATTGCGACAACTGAATAACGCTACCCTTCTGAGTAGCGTCATAATCATCAATCGTATTTTTCTTGATCTTCTTGGTTGATTTAGATGTGTCGGAATAGGTTTTCTCCCAGGCGCTCTTGGATTTTTTACTTAGCTTGTCCAATGAGCCAGTTGCACCAGAAGTACCCAGTTTATTCGTACCATTAGCATATCCCGGTAATGATTGTCCATAATCGCCAGCCAAAACCCGTTTAGTAGCTTGGGCGTTCAAAATATGCTCTCCAGGCTTTAAATGAGCCAGTTGTGGTCCATTAACACCTAATAAGCGAGCTTTTCGACCACGAACCGTGTAAGCAAGTTCTAGTCCACCTTCACCAACCAGAGCAGTTTGGGCACGGTTAATCTTGCCACCAAGTGCATGGCCGGGTAAGGTTTGAATGCCAACCGAATTGGCTCGTCTTTGGACCTTCCGATCCGCCGCAGTTAAATGTCGGCTATTAGTTATAGCCCCTGGACTATAAGTTGGCAGTCCAGGTAGTGTTGCTTCATTGGCTGTCTTTGCATTACGATTACCACGATTATTACGAGCAATGGTATTGGTTAATCCATTCTTTTTTTGCTTAGTTGATGGAGTTACTATCCCAGCGAGTGCATTTTCAGAAAGGATCCGGCCGAGTTGACCGCCCAACTTACCAGTTGCGGTTAGTAATGAGTTAGCAACTTCTGTCGCTTGTAACTTAGCCTGATTTACAACCTTTTTGCGTTGCTGTTCAGCCCAGTGTTTTGTCCCTTCATACTGTTTTTCAGCAGCAGTGGTTGCCTTATCATACTGACGTTGAGCAAATTTCTTAACTGACTGATATTCGCTTGAGTGAACACCATAGACTTGTTTAGCAGACTTTAATGTATACCGATAAGTTGCTTCAGCAGTTGAAACTTGTCCGTTGTACGACTTCCGTGCTGATGCGAGTGTCGCTCTTTCCGCTCGATTACTATACTTAAGAACCGATCGATACTGACCATAAGAAAGATTGCTTGTGCTATTTTGCAGTTTCTGGTAAATTTGTCGCTGCTTGTTGGAGCCTTTGCTTGTGATCTTTACAATATCTGAGTCCAATCGGGCGACTAAGGCTGCTCGATTACGGCCACCGTTTTGTTCATCAGTCTTAATAGCTTGTAAATCATGATTAATTACTTGCTTTCGGCTGTTTCCCCAATGGGCTTCTTCGTTATAAGACTTTTGAGCTGTCGCAGCATGAATAGCTCCAATCTTTTGTAAATAACTAATCGACTTATTACTACTTGACTGTTGCCGATTTACAAAGCGATCAAGATTCTTTCCAAGTTTATCGTAAATCAGATTTTGGCTTTGATAGTCAGCAGATAAGTGTTTGGATTTTGCCCAAGTATCGTAATTAGTCTTAATCCATCCCTTATTCGCTTTCTCGACATATCCGAGGGCTTTTTTGGTAGTTAACTGAGCATCCTTAGGCAAACTGTTAAGTGGATTATATGCACGACGATTAGTCCGTTTTGGAGATTCACTAGCACGATTGGTTTGAGGCGAAAGGCTCTTCTGAATTTGTTTTCCAGTTTTGGAGCCTAACCACGAACCAGCGGCCGCTCCTAAGCTTCCGCCTATAAAGGTACCGGCAGGTCCTAAGAAACTACCTAATGCGGCACCACCTTCCATACCGACCAATGTGCCGCCAAAATTTCCGATTTTAGATCCAGCATTGTGCTTATTCATTCCCATTAAGGTTGTTGAAGTTAGTGCGACATCCAACCAAGGTATTTTAGATCCAACCATTTTAGCTCCAGAAAGTAGCTTAGACATTCGACCGCCCTCAGCTATTTTAGGAGCTGATTTTTCTACATTAGACGCCGCATTGCCAAATAAACCACTTCGAAAAAGTCCCTTAAGCGAATGTCGCGATTTAGTACCCTTTTCTGAAGGCATGTTCATCGAATTCATTGCAACATCTTCGGCAACATTAGCCTTGGAATTTCCCATTTTCATGTTGCCCATGCCATGACTATCGCTAAGTGCAGCGGCGGCTTTGCCTAACATCTTATAGCTAACATAGGCAGTACCGGCAGCTGCGGCGATAGCAGTTGCATAACCAGCGACCGTTTTAAGCGGCTTCGGCATGGCAATTAAATCGCCAAGTATCTTGTTGCCAATCTTAAGAACTTGAGTAATACCAGGCAGAACGGTCTTCGTGAAATCTAACCCCATGACGTTCAAATGCTGCTTAAAAACGTCAATTTGATTTTGCCAGGAAGACATATTCTTCTTGGCCAGATCAGCAATGTAACCATTTTTGCCGTACTTGGGTGCTTGGGCAACTTGCTTATTCAACGACTCCATCTGATCAACGTTTTTAGACAAAATCAAAGCCGACTCTTGCCCAGTTGCCCCAAACAACCCATGGAAAACAGCCGCTTTCTGAGTATCCGTCATACCTCTCATATGCCGATTTAACAGCTGAAAAATATTGTCCAAAGACATTAAATTGTTTTTTGAATCTCGCAGATCTTTATCATGCAAACCAATCGAATTAAGTGCGGCTTCGCCTTGACCCATCGGCCCCTTGCTTGGAGACAATAAAGAGTTAATATCTTTACGTAAACCAGTCCCGGCAACAGATCCGTCCATACCATTGTTAGAAAGCACACCGATATCAGCAATCGTTCCGGATAAAGATTGGTTACCACTATGAGCAGTTGCACCGGCATACCGTAATGCATTACCAATGCCACTAAAATCAGTGGCCGATAGGTCAGCCCCGTAGGCCATTTGATTAAGCACGAGTTTCGAATAGTTGGCCATTTTCTTTCGAGAACTGCCGGCGGCTTTTTTGTAGCCAAACTGTTCGAGGGCCGGTGCACCATAGCCAACTACCGCACTGTACGGATCACCAGAAGCTCGGGCGGCTTGAAGAAAGTATTTATGCGAAGCTAATTCTTGATTCCCCGAATAGCCACGCCGAATGAGTTCTTCGCCACCTTTGGCCATTGCCGTCGGTGAAACCCCATATTGCAAAGCAAATTGGTTGTTTTCTTTTTCCATTGCCCGAGTTTGAGCTTTGGAAGCAGAAGCCGACTCACCACCGGTATGCAGCAAGTTTTGAATGGTCTTGTATCGGTTCTCTAGTTCGGTTGCTTCGTCCGCCGATTTCTTGAAGGCTGCCGCAACGGGAATCATTGCCATTGCAATCGTGTTACCCATATTGGTGAGCCGACTACCAGCGTCCTTTAAACGCCCAAAACTGGTTGTGGTTTTGTCGGTTTCACTGCGCGTGCGTCGTTGGGATTCTGAAACTTTATTCCCTGACTTGTTAGCTGAATTGCCAACCCGTGACAGATGTTCATCAACCTTATTAAGGTTGTCATTCGTCTTTTGAGTAGCTTCGCTATTAGTCGCTCTATTCCACATGCCGGACACTTTTTCCTTGGTTGAATCAGCGGCCCGACCTAAAAGCTTGGTGTGTTTAGCAGCAATGTTCAGAGAGTTACTCCCCTCGTTGCCGGTGCGCTTGGTAGCATCACCAAGCCGGTTCACCGAATCAATGCTTTGATTGATCGAACGATTCATTTGGCTGTAATTACGATCAGCTAAATCACCGGTGCGCTTGATCTCGGTATTAGCTTGAGCCATTCCACGGCTTAAACCGGTAGTATCTCCAGTTTTAGCAAGCTGTTTATTGACAATCGCCCATTTATCAACCAGCTTATCGGTTAGTTCATTAGCTTTAATTAAAGGTGCAAGATCAGCTTCAAAACGAACGCCAATACCTTCATCACGCATTAAATCTCCAGCCATTTTATCTCACACCCCTTATTTACCAAAAAGGCCAGTGTTCACACCACCGGCAGTTACGTTTTGCAATCGCTTGTAATGCAAATCGGCCAGTTTAATGTAGTACTCCAGCTCCGTTGCGGTTGCTTCTTTTAATTCATTGATATCGACACCCAGCGCCTCGTTAATGTACCAGTATGTCTCGTCTTCTTGCGCCATCTTCTCAGCTAGAAAAGTATTTGCTTCACCAAAACTAGTTTTGAAGAAAAGAAATTGTTTCTAGATAGAAGTCTTCTAAACCAGTATGCGTATCGAAGTAAGCCCAGTTCAAAGTTTGCGGTGAAATCAAAATGTTGCTTTTCTTGTTAAAGACCGCATCCAAAAAATTACTTTCCCGAATCATACCAGCAGAACCGCGTGAATCATCAAGGATTGCAATTGCCTGGCGACGACCTGGAAATTGTTCTGTGACGGAAATCTCTTTCTCATTTTCTTGATCTACGGTGCCATCTGGTTTCAGTGGCGCACTCTTAAAAGTGAATTTATGTTGTCGTAAACGAACCTTTACATCATTAGTTGCCGTTTTCTTTGTAGTCTCAGTCATGATAAAAATCCTCCATTTATTTTTAATATTTGTATGTACCCAAAAGGGTAACTACCAAAGTAGCAACCCTTTTTGAGTAACTTAGATTACCGAATAGCCAAGGTTAACACATGTTAATCCCCAATCACGGGCAGTTAAAGTGTTTGAGAATGAACCATCAGGCGCTTTAGTTACCCAACTATGCTTTGATTCAATCATTTCATTGTCTGATTTAGCAGTAAATGAGAAGTACTTGGATGCTGCCAACAAGTCGTTTAGATCTTTCATTTTTGGAGAAGCTTGTGACAAATGCACCGTCACAGTACCATGCTTGTCATTGGACTCAGAACCTGTACCGGTTCCTTGAGCATCAATAACCAAGTTGACGTTATCCTCAGCTTGAGTCCAGCCAACCATATCACCTGATTGAAAGCCAAAAAGGGAAATACCATCGACAATAATCGACACATTCTTGGCATTATAAATACTCATCAAACCGCTGTTATCACTGTTATCCATGTTGTATCCCTCCTTAGTTCATTACCGAGCCGTTGATTGTGACATTATGAATAGCACCGGAACGGGTATACGAGAATGTTCCACCGTTATAAGCACGTGCCAAAATATCGGTTTGTGACTGTTGCTCACGAGTACTGAAATCAGTATCATAAGCGCCTTTACCATCAGCACCGGTTAAGATAATGCCGTTATTCCAGGCATCATTAAGCACGTCCCGAACAATCTGTTCCAGTGTATCAATACCCACTTTGTCATAGGAAACTTTGCCGCTCTTAGGGTCTTGTAAGCGGGCCTGAATCCGATTACGCATCTCAACCTTTACCCAGATTTCGCCATGCAGGTTATCGATATACTCACCGGATAATGTGAAGCCTTCGGAAGTCTCACCAACGGAGCTGCCAGTGGTGGTAAAGTACACAATCACATGCGCTTTTTTCATTGCTGTAAATTGTGTATTGTTATACTGCTGAGGTGTGATGCCGGCCACATTTTTGAACTTCCAAGTTTGAGAACCAACAGTAAGGGAGGCAACCGCACCAACTAGACCAGCATCCAATGGTTCATTTGCCGGATGCTGAAGGCCAATCGTGTAATTTTGGGAACCCAAAGTAGCTAACGTGGTGTAATCCTCAACTTGTAGAAGTAGGAATTTACCGGCATTAGTTTCGAACATGTTAGTTAACTCAGTTGCCGTATTAGCGTCGAATTTATCCAGAACAGCAAAATACCAGCCATTCCAGAAAAAATCAGCCAAGGTATCAGATGCTTTGCCTGTTGGATATGAAACAATCATGAGGTAATTGCCGTGTTCAGTTTGATCAAAATAACCCTTGGCCTTGGCATATGGGGCTGATGATTCATCATAATCAGTCGCTACCTCGTCAAGCGATGTATATTCTTTATAATTGCCACCCGTAACTGATGCAATTGCCCCAGTGGGTGCGGTATATCCCGTAGCGGCTTGCTCAGTCATAATTAGCAGATTTCCATAACCAACATTGGGTACGGGAATGATTTCTTGAATATTGATAACAACATCAGCGATTTGTGGCACTAACGTAGTTGCCATTATTAATCACGCTCCTTGTTTTCTTTGATATTTGTTTGAGTAATTTGCGGCTTATATTGATCGGCAACCGTGTAGTCGTCGCGAACGATGTAAGTCACTGTAAATAGAAAATTGTAATCTTGGGTTTGATTCGCTAGAACTGTGTTGTCTACCACCGAATCCAGTTTGTAGGGACGCATGTTGGCTTTACTAAACTCAATTAATACGTCAGGACGATAAATCGCCTTACGAACAGCTTCAAGATTGTCTTGAGCTTCATAAGGCGATTGGGCGTGCGATTCAATTTGGACTCCAGTGAAGAACAGTTCGTTTTCAACCACGTCAATGGTGGCTAACTGATGTGAGTTAAACGGGACAATGGCAAAGTACGGAAACGGCGGTCGTTTATCATTGCTATTGCCATAGGTGGTTTCTAATCCAGTCGCATCTTTAATGACCGCTATAATGCGATTCATAAAATCCAGATGGCTAAATGTTTGGCTCATCTTTATCACTTACCTTCAATTCATAAATCACGATATCGGAATATCCCTGAAAATCTGTAATTGATTTAATGAGATATTTCATTCCCGTTCGGACATCCACAACCACAGAATCTTTAGGGGAAAACTTGGTACCGACTAGTTCCATGTCAAAATCCAAATCAGTACCAGTATTTCGTTGGCAAGTCATAGCAGCAAAAGTCCCAACTGGTACGAGTGCCCATTTGGCTTCAAGGTCAGGCGTTCTATCAGTAATTAACTGATGCGTTTTAAAGCCGCCGCTAGACGCACCCTTATCACTGTCAGCACTATAAATTTGAATTGGCACACCCATTTTCTTGACGATGCTACCCATTTTTAAACGCATATTAGAACTTCCTTACTTCATAGATAATTGATTGAGCTAACCGGCCAGTATCGACCAGGGGATTATCAACACCATGCTTGCGAGCCTTTGTGGCTGGCGCATTGTGAGGCGTTTTCCATCCTATGATTGCTTTTCGAATGTCTGCTACAACGATGTTGCCCATATGATGCATACAACCCTCAGCCGTTTGGCGACTCATGACAATCTCATGGATTTGGTTGCGATATTCTTTAGTCCAAGCATTAAACCGTTTGTCATAAGTCTCAGTAAAGTAATGTCGAGGTGGAATTATGACTTCCTTGACCAAATAGAACATTACTTGCCCCGAATCATCGACCAGAATACCTTTACCATTGCCCCTTGTCCTAAGATGTAAGTTGTCATAATCCTTAGCGCTTTTGCCACGTGGCACGTGTTCACTCGGGATAGTCAGATACTTACTGTTAATCGGCTTGATATGTGCACCAAATTCCAGCACATGCGCAATCATTGCCAAATTGCCGCCTTCCTCTGACAGAACACCTACGAACAACTCCCGATGCATCAGCTTCTTTAGTTCAGGAATGCCTCTTTCCAGATGGTTATAACTCATTGTGGTAACACCGCCAAACTGATACGTGGCATACCGTTGTCACCATATAGCGACCATAAGCGATAATAATCAGCTCCCCAGGTCGTTAGTTGCAGCCACTTTAACCAGTCCTGTGAACCAGCCTTAAAGTAAGTAACCTGAATTGGCCCAACTTTTTCAGCAGAAACTAACGTTGAGGACGTGCCAACAATGTACTTATGGATGGTTAGGTAACGTTCTGCCATCTCCAGAATGTCAGTATCGGTAGTTGAGAAGCCATCATGAGTCACTTTGATATGCGCATCAGAGATGTATTGCTGAATGGTGGCTTCGGCAACATCCTCAAACGTATCAGGAGCCGAGTTTTTAACGGCATCAATCGTTGTGTAATTTGCCATTCAGCTCATCCCCTTACTTTAGTTTTGCTTTGATAACATCTACAACGCCTTTACGATTTGCACTGGTGGTTTCGGATTTTAATAGTGCTTCTAAAACACTTTCATCTGAAATCGTTCTAATTGCATTAGTAGCATCCGCAACATTCATGTTTGCCACATCTGGCGTTTCAATTGGTGCGTAGGTCGTCGCACTGGTTGCTGGTGTATCCTTAGCAATTTGTGAAACGTCCTCAACGATTAATTGTCCGTCAGCTACCAATGGCTTAATGAGCGGATCGGCAAGGGCCTTTTTAACCTTGTTAACTTCTTTTTGAAGCAGGTTATTCAAGCCTCGTTTTATCATCACACCATTAATTACACGGTTAAATTGAGTTCTGTTTTCAACTTTGACCAAAGTAGCACCTCCTAAACGTTATCGACACGGTTTACCAAATAAGGGCGACGCAAGATAATGCCGCCTAATCGTTCGTACAAAGCAATCCGGTGAGTCCAGAAGTTGACAATCTCTTCTTGTGAGCGACTCATTGGGTCAGCAATCGCGATTTGAACGGTATCGGGTTGGTTATCAAAGATAATTAATGAATCCTTGCCATCAGTTCCGGCACCTTTGAGTTCAGGGATTGAAACAATGCTTGAGAACCAGCCATTTGCTTGAACAACTGCCATGATTGAACGTGAGTCGTAATCACTGTAACGACGATTGAGTTCTTCATAAGCATCAGGAGCCAAGCCCAGAACCGGTTTAATATTGGAGAAACCATTTACTAACGTTAAAGTCTTACGTGCCTTACGGAGAACTTCAACGATGGCTGCTGAATCAGTGATTGCTGAAAACGGACCAGCGGTATTTGTGGTAACCGTACTATCTGGTGAGTTAAACAATCCGTTAATACCCTTGGTTTGATCACCAACAAAGCAGATTGAATTTTCTTTCTCAGCGATTGCTCGTGCAGCAGTTGCAATTTTGGTGACATTGGGGGTTAACCCAGCCAAATGAGCTTGCTTAAGTTCCTCGTCCGTCCAAGTTGCGCCCACTTCAATTCGGAAAATAGAACTATCAACTGGCGTTAAGTCAGTATCAACCATCGGGATATCATTAGAACGTTCATCAGCAAGCTTGGCTTTACCAAAACTTCTAGATACGTAGTAACGATAAGATGTTGCGCCTTGAGGGATATCCGTATAAGGCTTAATTAAACTTCGAGCTAGAAGTGATTGTTGAGGCGCTTGATAAATAGTCTTATCAATGGCTTTCAAATCTCTGGCTTCCAGCATTACATGTGAATTTGCCATTTTTTAAACTCAGACCTTTCTATGATCCATGTGCAATAGTGTAAGGTGCTCCAAGATTAAGTTGCACCGGTGCCGTGGAAACTTGTCCAAAATCAGTATCAGAAACTGACGAAGTGTTAAATTTACCATTGTCTAGGAATTGTCCTATCACCGTATCACCAGCTACAGCAGTCTTGAAAATACCATTTGATCCAACTGTTGCTGGGTCGCCAACTTTTACATCTGCACTAATTTGAACAGTAACCGCACCAGAACGCATTACCGGAATCTCATCCTTGGCATCCCATTGTTCAACGTCTCGGGAATCCCAGCTCTGAATGTAGTAACGATTAAGCACTACCCCGTAAACACCGGTACCGTTAGCGGCAGGTGCAATGACGTTATTAGTCTTAGTTACCGCAATGCCGAATGGAACGACATCGGCTGCATGGTCAGTATTCACAACATAAGGTTGGTTACTGGCAATTGTTCCGGCACCTAATGGACCGGAGACATAACCAGTTCCTTGGGGAATATAATTAGGCATTACTTTTCACCTCCAAATTTCTTATCATACAAATCGAGATTGTTTCCGAGCTTGGTTTCGTTGGCACTATCTTTATGGAATTCGCCACCAGCGTTATCAAAACCGGTATTTTTTGCGACATCTTGCATAGCATCAAAATAAGTATTGATGTAAATATCATCCTTATCTTTCTCATCGAAGCTGTCGTTCAACTTCTTGATCGCATCCACCTTAATCTGTTTATCATCTTTGCTCTCAAACTCGTATGAGTCGCCTAGAACCTTCTTAGCTTTCTTTTCGAGTGCTAAACGATTCTTTACGGCTTCTTGAATACTGTCGGCAGCATCTTGCTTGGCTTTCTCAGCCTTAGCTTTTTCAGCATCCTTTTCAGCCTTAGCTTTAGTAGCATCACTTTCAGCCTTCTCTTTATCGTCTTTAGCAGACTTAAGCTTCTTTTCAGTTTCTTCAGCGGTTTCTTTGCTCTGCTTGGCTTGCTCTTTAGCATCAGTAATCTGTTGCTTATAAGCCTTAATTTGAGCTTGAATTTTGTCCGCTGCATCTGATTCAAGTTCAACAGTATCGCCTGAATCCAGCATTAACTTGGTCATTTGATTCCCTCCATTCGATTTATGTTTATCTAGAACCATTTCGGCAGAATCACCAAACAAATTAACATCATGTCCGGCTCTGCCATGGTCAACAATCGCAATATGGTTAATTTTGATGTTCTTTTGTGCGGCATCATATCGAGTTCCTTGGTATTCACCTGGGTTTTCATCAACGTTGGCTAGAAAACCAATGGATAGCTCATGTTTACCATCTCGAATCTGATCAAGTGTTTTCTGATCAGCCACCGTCATCGATACTTTCAAATGCCTGCCATCACTCTGCGCATCATTGTGTGTCATCCCTACGGCATACCTCTTATAATTTGATGGCTTAACCGTTTCATTAGGATGATCGTTCGTAATTGGCTTAGAATTAGCCGATTGAACTGTCTCAGGTGAGAAAATGTCATCAGGGAGCTTAGCTTCCATCAATTCAGACCCATCAGAAAAGCGATATGGGAACACACCTGGCTTAGCAATTGGACAAGCGGTGATATTCAAAAAACCGTCGTCGTCAATCGTCGAATCCATGATTGCCATTCGGTCATATCTGGTAACAGTTTTCAAATCTGCCACCTTCTATTCGCCGAGTGGAACCATGAAGTAACGGTCTGGTGAATAGATGATTTGCCCGACTTGAACCTTGCGATACTTGCGAATGCCGTTGTACCAACGTAACTGTTCAGATCCACGCTTGAAATGATTGGCAACATCGGCAATTGACTCGCCTTCTTGAACTTGGTAAGTTGCATCTTCATAATAAGTGCAGTCGTTGGGATAATTAACCCAGAAATTCTTCTGCTGATTAGTCAATCTCAAATTGCCATAGTGAGAGGCTACTTGCTGCGCACGTACCGTTGGATCTTCGGAGTATACCTCATCAACTGGAGAAACAGCTGATGAACTAGCCGGTGCTGAATTAGTAGGCGCATCACTTTTAGCTAGAGTACTTGATGCAGAGCTGCTTGGATAAGTGGAAGCAGCGTATGAAGCACTGGAACTGGTTGGTGCTGAACTACTTGATGCAGAACTAACTGAGCTAGTTGTTGCATCACTGCTTGAACTACTGTCTTGTGCCATAATAGAATCTCCTTTTCCTAATTTTGCTAGGCATCAAAAAAGACGTCCATTTCTGAACGCCTCATCCCTAGTAATGTGACTATGTGGGCTTGCACCACATCATGTCTTTGCACTAGCCACTATTAAATTAATCCTTGTGCTTGATATTCATGAAGTTGGTCAGCAAACACTGGCAACGCAACGCATCGGCATTGGATCGGTTCACCTGGCACCATCCCATTATCACCGCCAGCAGGATTACCATACCTTTGTAAGCTTTGGTCAAGTAATTGATGCAAGTCACGCACACGGGCGTCTTCCATTGACTGCCAGATATAATAATCGGCACCAGCTTCTTGCTGACGATGCGCATTGATTTGACCGAGAATGCTGCCAGTCTGATCACGAGCAATTAGATGAGCGTGCGCACTGGTTACATTGTCAATTTTGGCAATTTCCTTAGCAATTTCGCCCGTTCCTTGACCTTTGGTAACGCCATTAAAAACGGTTGATTCGACTTGTTGGGCATATTGATCATGTAAGGTCGTAATGCGACTAACATTCTCCGCAATCTTGCTTTGGGTATACTGCCTTAAAAACCTGTCTGATGATATTGGGTCGATGGGCTGCGGTCCCATTTGAACTTTCAGCCCGTTATAACTCCACTTATCAACATCTTTAATAAACTCGCTAACCCAGGCTTCTAAAGTAATGTCATTGAGTCCGGACTCTAATTGGTTCTCTAAGTACTGCATGGCTGCCCTGAGCTGGTCAGCCACACTGTCGTTAGCGTCGTCGTCTTGATAAATGGCTGATTGTTTGTAAATCGGGACAATCGTGTATCGCCACAATTGGTCGGCTCGTTGAAACCAATGCTTCAACAAGCTGTCCATGTACTTGTGATAGCGTGTCTCTAATCCAAAGCAGAACCGTGTTGGCACAATGTGCGGTAACAATTCCTTGGGTACTTTGATCAACTTTGCCATGCCGTCACCTACTTAAACAGCTTCTTAAACCAGTTTTTATGCTTAGCGGTCTCACCGTTGTACTTTTTAACTAGGTCATTCTTCTCACTATCGGTTAATTGCTCAAACGGCTTAATAGCGTCTGCTGAATCACCTGTGAATGCATTAGTAGCATTGTTCTTATCCGTATCAAGGAAGGCATCATGTGCCTCCTCAGGGCTTAATGCGCCACATTGAACCAAGTAGGATAATCCCTGTGCTTTTGCAAGGGATGTCTGTGCGTTTGTTAGTGAATCCTGTTCCCAAAGTGGGTTGAAGTTCAGCTGCCAGTCGATGCTGTCCGGGTCAATATTGCCAACGTTCTTAGCTTTCAGTAGCAAGCGAACTAAACGCTCCAGATATGGTCTTAGAATGTTTTCTTGTTGTGATTTGATATAAGAATAATAGTTCTGCACATCAGTCTGTGTGCCAGATACCTTTCCCGATTGCTGACCTAATAAAACGGTTTTAGGAATGTTAGTGGCTGCCGATAAGTTGTCCCACATGAAGCTAATTAATGAATCAACACCGGTTAATTGTGTGCCAACCTTAGCAACCTCATCATTCTGACCAATTAACGCCAGTGATTCAGTCGTAAATTGATAATTCATCATGCCGGATAGTTTCGCTAATTGTTTGGGATCTGCACTGGCAGTATCAATACTATTAGATGAATAGGTTTTAAACGAAAGATCGTTCATGATTTGCCCCACCGACCAGTTAGCAATATCAACTAGCTTTAGAGCATCAAAGATTGTTTCGTAAATTGAATGTCCCTGATCATCGCCCTCATCACGCCCGTATTCCGCATGCATATATCGTGAAGCGTCAATGGTCTTCATCAGACCATTCTCGGTCTGTGTGTTGTTTTCAAGATCATAGGCTGAATTGCCTACTGAAACTTGAATATTGGCTTCTTTGCCATACGTTAGACTAAACGGCCATAGGTTAGTAATGATGTTACCCACAATCCGTCTATCGAACGGTTGAATGTACAGAATATCTAATAAGGCGTCAGGATCCAGTGGTTTAGATGAATCATCATCTTTTTGGTTCTCAATGCCACCGATCGCAATAAACGAATCGCCCCACTTGAGGCGATCACTTAGAAATTGGGCAAAAACATTCTGGCTATTTAAATCTTTGAGTTTTTGGTTAATCAAATCGTCCAGGTCTTCATTGTCAGACGTGAACTCCCAGCCATTTCGCGTCATATCGGTTGCTGGCATTGTAATCACCATATGAGCGACGTGGTTATCATGGTCAAGTTGCTGTATTTGGTTATCATCTAACTGGCGATAATTGCCGTGTGGCACAAGATTGCTGTAACTCTTAGCCGAAGCACTATGATCATCGGCCATACTGTCAACGATTTTTACTTTTTCATCCAGCGAATCCTTAGGTGCTTGCTTCCGTTTGATGCGTTTGTTTGCCACACTGTGTCACCTCACATTCCATATCGTGCAAATAGGTTATTAGACTTTTCCATGTAGGTTAGTCCTTGCGTCGTACTATCAACTTCATCGTCGTGGGCTGCGGTTGGGAAGCTCGTTAGCTCAGTAATATAATCGTCAATCTCAGGTCGCCAAGCCGGATGAGGGATGTAGATATTACCAGCCTCGAACTGTGCAGTAACGGCATATGCTCGCACTTCCTTGCCACCTTGCGGTTCAACCGGAATAATGCCACCAATCTCATGCTGAAGCGTGTTAATGATGGCTGGCCCGTTGGCTTTGTCTTCAATAAACTTCCGTGAAGCTTTCGGGTACATCTTGGTTACTCGTCGAATAGCATTCAGCGTTTGCGTAAAGTCCATACGAGCATGTTCACGATGTAGTAGATAACGATCAGCACCCCGGGCACCCCATACTTGACCAGCTACATAATCATCATTTTCTTTACTTTTAAACGTGGCATCCCAAGACTGAATTTGAGTATCTAAAAAGCGTGGCAAAATCGCCACGCTATCGTCTAATCCTAATTGGTGTTTAATTTGTTCGTTAGGCACGTAGTAACGAAGCCAATCCGGTTTGAATACGCCACCACCTTCAGGGATGGGATTTTGTTGATATAATGCCGCCCATGTTCGAGCACCAACACTCTTCTTTGTTTGTTCAGCCCAGGCTTTGTCATAGCTTAACGGCTTCTGTGGTGCGAGTGTGTCGCCAATTTCACGACCTAATAAATCATCCGATTCAGTACATACTGCTGGCAACTTTAACTCAATCCACGGTCGTGCTTTCTGCTTAAGCAAACGGCCAATTAGATCATCGTCGCTCCACCTAGTCATAATGACAATGCAAGAAGAATCAGCATGTAGACGAGTTGAAAAGGTTGATTGCCATTCTTCCCATATCTTGTCACGGATTGTCTTGGACATTGCTTCTTGGGCGTTCTTAATCGGATCATCAATGATTAACAGATCAGCACCACGACCAGTTGCACCAGATAGAATTGAAGTTGAGTACATCCCACCGGAATGCCCTTTAATTCCCCAGTCTGAAACGGAACTTGTCTGTTGTGAAAGCTGTAGGCTAAACATTTGCGGGGCGTAAACCATGAATTTATCACGATTCTTACGGCCAAACTTAGTATATAAATCTTCCGAATAGGCCGCCATCATAACTTCCTTATCAGGATTCTTCATCAAGTAGTAGCTCGGAAATGTTTCAGTAATGCTGGCTGACTTGCCGTGACGTGGTGGCATCTCCACACACAGGAACAGTTTTTCACCGTTAATAATGCGCTGCAGGTATGAACAGATTAGTTTAACGTGCGGATAGAGTTTATAACGATTTTCATGCGATAAAGTAAAGTAATACTCATACTTTCGTCGAGCTAATGCCAACTCAATACCATATTCTGCCTGTTCTTTAGGATTATTTAGGTTCCAAGCCATCTTTATCACCTTCTAGCTTTTCTAAATGCTTGATTAACTCGTCTGTGCCCAAGTTATCGAATGAGGAATCAACGCGACCAGACAAGCCAATTTCACGTTTATCACGCCACTCATTCGGTTTCCGATTCTTAAGCCAAAAAATGACCGCCGTGCTATCTGGTGGAACAGTATGCTCGTTTTGATAAAGCTCAATTCGTTCACGAGTGGGTACATGCTCATACACATATTCTTTGATATCGTCATCAGTTGCTTCAGGGTGACTAAGCTTAAACTCATTCTTCGCCTTATTTCGGCGTGCCCACAATACATTATCGTCAAGGTCAACCACTTTGTACTGATGGTCAGTGGTGACATAACCAGTAGCACGTTTAAACAACGCATTTTCAACTTGTCGGTCAACAACTTCTTTCCCCTTTTTTAGGGTGTCGGAAATGTCGGAATATTTTTTCTTCCACGCATATAATGTTGTGCGGTTAATTCCTGCATTCCTTGCTATTTGATCATCAGTCAGGCCATCACGTGCCCAGCCTTCCAGCTTGAGCAAGCCTTCTTTTGTTAACCATTTAGTATACTTAGCCAACTTGCTCACCTCTAATTATTTTATAAAATTATCTGAGCCGTATGGGATAGGGATGTCTCCCCAAACCTCTTTTAGCATGATAAAGATCAGGTAATCATAATTACTACCAATCAATGGCACATTTGAGAAATTGTCATATGCTTTGGTCATAATTTCCGCATGGTTGCGAATTTCTTGGTCAATATCCCCATCTTTTAACTCTTGCTGAATGGCGGAATTAGTAACCTTATCGCTCATAATCATCTTAGATACTTCAGGCTTTAGTTTTGATAGTTCGTCAACAATCTTATTAAAATCTGCATTCTCCCGATTAGTCATTATTTCTCTCCTTCGTGATACAATTAAATTACAGGTATTTAGTACCGGTTGTGCATATAGCATGATCTAGTAAATAGATAGGCTTTAAGGCCTGAGGCTCTTAGCTAGAAATTAGTTAAGAGTCTCTTTTGTTTTGGCCTTTTAGTTCCAAAATTCATCCTCAATATGAGCAACACCGTGCATTGACGGGATACTAAACAAACGAATTTCCGAGCCGTCAAACATCTTAATAACAGTGATGTTTTTTTCATGCTTTTTAATTGATTTGATATACCCACGATCAAGATTCTTAATTGTCACGTACTTGCGTTTAATGTCCTGGTCTGTGATAATCCGTCCTAATTCCGAACCGTTTTTACCACCAGCGATGTTCAATTCCTCAACTAGGTACCGCTGATGATTATTTAAATGAATCTGCACGGCATTAGGTTGATAGTCATTATTGCCGTCAATTATTGGATCATAGAACGTCTCATTATCGCTGTTTACATCTTGTAAATATAAACCATTGTTAAATTCATAGACCCTTGAATTTTTCCACTGCTCATCATTGTGATAAGTAACGATATTTTGATAATATCGTGGTAGTTTAACATGTGCATTCCCATGATTGATTACTTCTAGCAATCCATTTGCTTCGGTTTTCGTAACAGAATTAACATATGTCATTAAGCTTTTTCTCCTTCAATTCAAGTTTATTCAGGCGTCTAGCTGCTAGAACTTTCCGCTTACGATCTTTAATCTTTGACTTCTTGTGATTCTTCGTATGTTTGTTATGTTTACTCATAAATTGACGCCTCATCATTCTTTAGTTGTCATATTTCAAAAAAACAGTTTAACGTGGGATAATATGGATAGATGTTTTGGTATGTTTGTTTGTCGTGCAATTGCTTAAGGAGGCATCTGTCATGACCATACTTAATAATAATAAAATTTACCAGTTACTTAGTGAACGAGGATTGGGAAACGTTAGTCCAGAAACTGCCGAAGCCGTTGAGTCAATTTTAGGGGAACTAGATCGAAAAAATATTTTAAGGCAAAATAATAGCAAAAATTATTTTATTGATCGGACCACGTTGGAAACAACTGGTCTTTTAAGAGCATTAGTTGAACAAAACTGGATAATAATTGCACAAAACGATGAAATCATTAAAAAGCTAAGCCAAATTTTTGCTGCCCAAAAGGAATTGTAAAAATAACTAATAGATCATTACTATGAATTTGTGTTCATGTTAACTTATTAGCAATCAAATCAATTGCATTATTTGAATATTAGAAAGATAATAATCGTAGTAACTAATAAGGAGGTTATTTATATGAGTTTAAAAGATAAAGCAGATAGCACTAAGGATAAAGTTAGTGGTAAAGCTAAAGAAACTGAGGGTAAAATTACCGGTGACAAAGCTCGTGAAGCTGAAGGTAAGGGACAGGGCCTTATTGGCAAGGCTAAAGAGAAGCTCTCTGATGCTAAAGAAACTGTTAAAGATACTGTCAATGATCTTAAAAAGAAGACTGACAAATAGTTTTGAATTTTTAGACAAGCCGATAGCTTGTCTTTTTTCTAAACTGATAAGTCGATCTTTGCCTCGATAATATTCAGTAAAATGGTTGGTAGCATATGATAAATATTAAATAATCAATGTGACCATATTTATGCCCTCTTTGCACATTTGAAAGCGTTAACTTTAATGGTATAATAGGATTGGGGGACGAATAAAGTTCCAGCTGCAGGTGACTTAAATACCTGCAGCTTTTTGTACAAAAAAGTCCATGCTTTCCACGCATGGACTACTTACTTACGATGTGTGATTAGACACAAACACGGATTTAAATTTTATTTATCGTAAGCAACGTGACTGGCAAGGAATCGAACCCCACAACGGCAGTTTCATACCGTACCATTTCGCATTGTTGCGTACTCAGCCACACATTTTATATTAGTATTGTAAAACTCTCTTACAAATTCCACAATACCAATATACCTCATAAATTCGTATAAACAGTCCGATCATAGTCCACTTTGAGTCTGATTTAAGTCTGATTTATAAATATGTAAATCATCCAAAAGATACGTATCGGCAAATTGTAGCAACGCGCTGGGCTTGATGTGGTCAAAGTAGTGTGATCGGGAATAACCAATAGTCATATAGCACATTGTATCCGTATAGTTATCTAAATATCGCATGCTTAGAAGCTCTTTGCTAACATTATCGCATCTATCAATTGCTTCAACCGTTCTTTTGACGATTTGTTGGGCGTAGACTCTTCGAACAATTGTGGCATCAGCATTATTCAGTTTGGTTGGTGATTTGGGCATTCCGTCCATCGCTGGCGATTTCAACCTTGCAATCATTGCATCATAGTTAGCTGAGGTCAGGCCACTTGCCCTTAGCATCCTTGGAAATAAGCTCCCCAAAAAGTGTTTGCAATTCTCAACCGTTCTGTCTCTATCCACCTGTGGAAATAAGCTGTCCATTTGATTGTCCAAGTCTGGCACCCCTTCTAATAAGCTTTAGTTAATGTTATAATTAATCTGCCATTAATTGCATCACTTCGGCTTCCGGAAACGGAAGCCTTTTTTGTTTATTAATTCTTGATCTACCATTCATCAGTAGGCGGCAAACTATCCAAAATACCGCCCTGGTTCATGATTAAATAAATCATTGGCAAATCTTGTTTAAATTGCTGCTTGCTTTTAGATAGTGTTAAATTATAGACATCAATTTCACCGTCATGATAGCTAATAATACAAATTAGCGATGAATCACAATAATTATGAAAAGAAAGTGCATGGCGAGATTTGTCATGCTCTATTTTGAAATTCTTATGAATAATATCATATCCTGAATAAAGATGAACATATGAAGGTAGCGACTTAATTAGGCTATTAATAAGAGTATCTTTAAGCAATGTGTGGTTCATTTACTCTCCTCCATAGATCTGGATTTTGGGGGTATTTCCCAAAACCTTGCAGGCCAATAAGTAAAATTACAACCTCCAACTGACGTATTAGAACTAATTGTTGCAAATCAAAATATTCATGAGTTTTTTTACCCCGCGCTCTAAATTTGATTTTTGGGTGCATTTTTATTTCCCCTTTGTTGCAAAAACAGCTGTTTTTGGATTTATACGTGAATTGCTTTTCACGCTTTCTTATTTTTTCTCCTCAATTAATTTCCAACCAAACAACTTACGATGTTTGGCGATAGCGTCTTTAACCATCCAAGTACTAACTAATGGGTGATTGTCATTTCGAATAATTTCCACAACTTTCACCGGACTGTTAATCATATGAAATTGACCATCTTTAATTGCCAGAATCATGAGTTCACCTTCTTATTATCACGATTAATTTGATTTTGATATTCATAAATAATGTTACGACAAATCTGTGTTTTGAGTCCCAAAATGTGTCCAATCGTGGCACTATCATAGCCACGGTAATAAAGTTCAACTGCTTCTTGATGAACTTCTAGAGCTTCCCACTGTGGTAAATCACTGATCGTCCGTTCCGGAAAATGCAATTCCGGTGGTTGGGCTCGTCTGCGCTGAAGGGCTAACATTTCTGGTGAATTGTCCGGTGCTTTTCTGATTGATTGATAACGATCATCACAACAATGAACTAAAGCTAATATTTCATGATAATAATTCTTATTGGCCTGCTTATGCTGCTTAACTACCCACAGATAGTGAGCAATTTTATTTTCAAGTAACCGACTCATTACTTAACCTCCCCGATTATCTATTTTATCCATCTGCTGTCGCGTCATCACACCTAACTCAATCAAGGTTACCTCATCGAGCTTAATAGGTTGGACGTAGTATTTATTAATGAAAGCTTGTTCACCGATTTGATGGAATTCCGCATGATGCTTGCGACATAAAGCCATAAATCGGTGTTCGCGATGATCAACCAGTACTCTTGTTTCAGTACCCACAGCGTCCCAGTGGTGAATATCTGCATGCGCTTTCCCACAAATCGCACACACTCGATGACGACAGCATTCATATTGATAATACTCCTCATTCTTTGGTATGAGTTTATAACCTTTTCTTAAGGGCACATGCCATTCAAACACAAAGTCAACCACTAAGTCGAGCAATTGATTAGCATCGCTGACTGACGATGTAGTGGCGTCTGACAGGCTAATGGACTTACCGGCAGTGTAAAACTCATATTGAGTATAAAACAGTTCCTTCAAAAATTCTTGTGGCACAATGAAGTGCTCCGAAATATCATTCAGCAAGGCAAAGAACAACCGCCGTTGTCGCGGTCTAGCTTTGCGAGGATCGGCAAACGTTAGATCCACCCAGACTTGATTCGTTTGGCCGTTAACCGTCTCCAGATGATCCAGGCTTGGCTCGTGATCTAAGTGAATAATCAGGTCCATTCCTTGACGTTTAGCTATCAAACGGGTCATCTGTCTGTAACCTTCTTTTTCTGCTTGGCAATAGCGGCTTTGAAGTCTAAATAATCTTCCGCTTCCAAGTCGGGATTCCATTCAAAACCACTGATAAAGCCTTCATGGTATTGGTTTAAAAGTACCATCATGGCAAATCGCCGATAAATTTCTCGACAGTCATCGTCATACTGATTACCGCCATGAGCAATTACTACCCGCATCTGATTTTTATAACACTCTAATAACCAATCAGGATGAACTTCGCTGGCTGCTAATCTAAGCATTTGATTGGCCCAGGCAATGTTTGTCATCATCAAGCCTCCTCAGTCGGGGCAGTCTGTCTAAACTGCGCTAACTTTTCTTGAACTGCCCGTTTTTCCGCCTCGGAAACTTTCCTCTTCGGTTGCTTAGCTGGCGCACTCCTAGACTCATCCTGGGCCCAGTCCGGCAATTTTTCTTTAATGTGCGCTTGTTTTTGCTTATATTCACGATTGGCTTGTCCTGTTAGAACGTCATATTTTTCACGCAGTTTCTTGGTTGATAAAATATTAGCCCGCCAGAAATCGTTATCTTGGGTCCAATCAACCAGCTTGGCAAATTTGTCATATGCCCGTTTGTCACGCTCATGAGCTAGGCGAACTTCATCTGCCCACTTTTGTAGATCCGGTTTTTTTAGGTCTGGTTGATGTTCACGAATCCGCTTATAAAGATGCTCAGCAATTTGATACGGCCGCTCAGTCGGCGCATAGGTCCGCGATGTTTTAGATCGGGGACGTTTGTTTTTATTAGTCTGGTTAGAGTCTGTATTAGTAAGTCTTTTATGAGCTACTGTCTGAGCTACCGTTTGGGGTACTGTCTGAGCTACTTTATCGGTACCTTCTAAGCTACTTTTTGGGCTATTTTTTGGGCTTGTAGTAGCTCTGATAGTATCCTTATAAAGTTTTATGATGCGATATTTTGGTGCAAATGAATTTTTTCGCCCACGTACGTATCCAATCAATCCGTCTTGGACAAGTTCATTACGTGCTTTCTTGATTCCAGCTTCAGATAAACCGGTAAGACTGAGCAGTGCAGAATTCTTCATGGGAAATGTGTCATCCAACTTGCCTTGGTCGTTCGCGTAGTCTAATAGTTCGCGATACAGATTATTTTGGCCGTTACTGATACTCATTTCATACATCTTCAAATTACGGTACGCTCGTCGTTGCTTAAAGTAATCCAAACTGGAACCTCCTTTCATTTATTCCTCCCACCCACCACTTGTTGTGACTAATCTAGAACGGTAAATCCGAATCTGAAATATTAATGCCGTCATCCTTACCAAAAGAGTCAGTTGAATGATTTATTTCCTGGTTTGAAGTGTTATTTGAAATTGATCGACTAGGATTTTGACCAGCATTGGGACGCTTAACGCCATTTGGCTGACTACCATCCGGATTAAGTGGATGGTATCCACGGACCTGTAAATAAACTTGACCACTATTATTAGGTTCACCCCATTCAGTTTCAACAGATAACTGACTATTTTGGGCTGCTTTAGCAATTTGGCCAATACTATCAACCCGTGCACCATCTTTAACTCTCAAAGCAACCAAGAAGGTGTTAAACCGTTTGATCGACGTCTCTAAGTGTTCCTCATCACTGCTGTCCCAAACGAGGTTTTGATAACGAATTTGACCACCCTTATACTTGCCATCTATTACTTCAACATCCAAGGTTAACATTGGTAAACCTCGTCCCTTGGTCGTGGTTGTTTGAACCTTAACCACTTTAACATTGTAAGTGCCAGCCTCTTGGACACTCATTCCAAAAACATTATTTGAATCAACTGTGAACAATGACATTTCTTTCAATCTCCTCTTCAGTTAGCTTGTTAGGCTGAATTAGTTCTTCAGCATGAATTAATTTCCGATTATCTAGCCGGTTCTTAGCATGATTCCCCTGCTCTGGATCTAAATCAATCATCCGTTGACCATCTTTAACGTAGATTCGGCCCACCACATCAAACATGCTGGTAAATGCGTTAAACGTCTTCTCATTCATATCAGCTGCATAACGACCATCGCCAGTAATGCCAGCCGTCCCATTATCAATTTGATGGGCGGTCGCATAAACAGTCTTACCACTCTCCTTTAAAATTGTCCCCAGTTGCCGAAACCAAAGCTGCAACTTCTGATAGTTCTGGCGATTATCCTTTGAAGCATTATCAATATTCTCCAGAACAAAGTTTTGAAGTGCTGAGACATTGTCGAGTGCAATCACCTGATACTTACTGTTAGCAATGACACGATTAACCATTTTAAAAACATAGTCTTGAATTCGTGGCATATCCTGTTTTTGAAAGATCAGGACATCGGTATCTTTTTCACCGATTAAAACATTACTTGATAGGTCAAAACTGAAAAGTAATTTATGTCCATTAAACTGTTTCAATAAACTTGTTTTTCCGGTCCCACCATCACCATAAATAAAATACATGCTGGGAATACGGGGGATATTTCCATCCTGATAAAACTTCATGGTTGACACACCCCCTTATTCATTAAATTTAAACATTGTCGTTTCACTGGCTGGTTTAATCGTTGGACCATCGAGAATCATGCCGTCATTACTGATGAAGTGATCACCAACAAAATGAAAATCCTTTTTAATGGCAGTTTTATCTGGCTTGGGATTTGGCTTAAGATACTGGGTTAATCCCTGATCACTTAAACTTTGTACCAACTTCTTATCATTCGGCCAGTTGACACCTTCACGTTGCTTACGAGTGGAAACCGTACCGTATGGTGTTGAAATACGGGCCTTAGGGTCCGTTTGACGCATATCATGTAAATAGTCGGACAATAGTCCTTCCATGTATTCCCGGCTGCTCTCGTTCTTTTCTAATTCCTTCTGTTGCCACTTTTGAATCGCTACAATTTGTTCTTGGGCAACCCGTTTAACCTCGGTATCCTGATTATTAAAATCACACAGTTTACGCATCACCCAGGTAGCTGAACTCAAATCATGAACTTCAAATTTGGGCTTTTCGACTTCCGTTGATTCGTTTTCTAAATCTAGTTTTGGTAACGCACTCATTGCTATTCCTCCTCATAAATTCCGGTCATTGCATAATCGCTCAAATGATCTTCCTCACGGCGCAAACAGGTCAGCATAGCTGCTTTAACATCCGCGCTTGGTTCATCATCAATGGCTCGTTTTAAACCAGCCACTCGTAGCTTGGCCAATTCAACGGCTTTAGTCGTTGTGTTTTCCATAACCCAATCCCTCCATAATTCGTTGCATCCAGCTTCGTTGTGGACTATACTATAACGTATAGAATGTTTTGACATACAAACAATCTCTTTTTCGTTGCGTTGGACAATTGCCGTTGTTCAGCGCTTTTTCTTTGCTCATTTTTCATAGTTCTCATCCCTTCTAACTGAACCAATCTTTTAGCCATGCTTTTGGATCTTCACAAAACTTACAAAACTGATATCCGATACCAAATGCAATCGCACCAAACAATACATAAACTGTCCATGTTGGCAAAGTTGCAACCACACTAATCACCTCCTCAATTCAATTGGTTTCAGCAATTCATACGGCTCGCATTCCAATACCTCAGAAATTCGACTTAGTGATGAAAATCTAATTGTCTCCAAGTGACCGCTGCGAATATACCAAAGAGCATTCCTAGAAAGACCGGTTTTCTGGACTAGGTCACTTAAACCTAATCCTAATCGCTGACTACGAAGCAAAATATTTTCAGCAAGAACTTCGCCTAAACTACTCGCTTTCATTAACCAAACTCCTTTCTAAGAGATGTTGGCAACCGTTGTGTACCAGGCTTGCCATGTTTAGCAACATAAGACTCCCATGCCTCAGATACCTTTTTAACGTCCCACAGTCGCTTATTTCCTAAATCATGTTCAGCAGCTAAAAATTCAGGCGTATCAATAACCGACTTATAAAGAAATGATTTTGACATATGGGTCATTGCTACCAGTCCCTTTAAATCAACCGTTACCGTTTTAACCTCTAAACTTCTTTTAACAGAAGTTTCGATCTGTTCATCAATTCGGGACAAAATATATTGACTAAGTTGGGCTGAAAAATCATTCATTTGCCTAACCTCCATACTTTTGATTATATTCATCAACCAATTCTTTAATCTCTTCGTCTGATAACTTGGCAAAAATCATTTTGGCGTAAGTGTATTTTAATTCGGATCCAATCTCTTCAAAAGAATCCTTAAAATGCTTAAGCAAAAAATCTGACTGCGCAGGAGTTCGCTGACACGGGTCCATGGCAATAATGTAATCTGCCTCGTCTTCAGACGCTTGCCGTTCATGTTCTTCCTTTTTCTGAGAAACCTCATCAGCGTACAAATCCTGCTGTAAAACTGGATTATTCATCATTGATGGAATGCCAAACTCACTTCGCGAAGCACTGAATGCTAATGGTAACGACCACAGCCTTTGGACAAGTGTTTTCTTGACATCTCGGGGTGCGTTTCTTCGCCCAGCTCGGATGTTGCTTAACTGACTTCCGGAAATATGAGCTTGTTCCGCAATCTCAGATCGATCGAACGTTTTTCTTAGTTTGCCTAAATCGAGTGTTAATTGTTTAGCAAATTTTGAATCTCTCAATCTAATCATCTCCATTTTGAAAAAAGATTAATCGTCCTTTTCCATCTAATTTGGTAAATTGAACTTAAGGAGTTAGGAAAATAGTAATTGCTCCTCACTGTCACAAAGTGATTGATACATGGCTTTAAGAAAATCATCACCGTGCCGATCAATCATTTCTTTAATCGTTTCTACTCCTCTGGATTTAGCCGTTGGACTGTTGAGAATTTGGTGAATCATCTCTTGACGTGTCATGGAATCGCCTCCTTTCGTTTCTTTAGTGGGATAATTAAGTTATTCCATCAAAGGTGGTGAAAAAACAGGAAACTTGATCATCAGTCAATTTGCGAATGTCTTTCAAGTTGAGCTTCAATTTAATTGCAACATTGACGGAATTTAAATCTTGCAACTAGCTAAAACCAACCTTGCCGTACTTTTCATAAGCCCAATCATGAATCTCTTGTTTCAGCGCTATAGACTTCGAGTTCTTTTGATTAGTTAGAGTCTTGTGCACCCCTGATTGGTCCTCCTCCGGGAATGCTTTTTGTTCCTCTGTTACTTGCATTATTTGATCACCTCTTTATCATTGCTATACACGTCCGTATCGGATGTGCTAGAATTAAATAGTGTAGTAGGTGGCACATTTAAAATACTTGAAATTTCAAAAGCAACTGGTAACTGTGGTAATCGCGTTCCGGATTCATAACGTTGGTATGAGCTCGGCTGAATTCCAAGCTTATCTGCCATTTGACGTTGCGTATACCCAGCTCGTTTACGTGCTTTTTGAAGATCTTTGTTATGCTTGTTACTCATTTAAATTCATCTCTTTTCCTTTTTGGATACATCCGATATGTTTATAATAACATCCATTTTGGAAAAATCAACCCAAAAACGGAGGCTATTTATGTTTAAGGAGAAATTATTTATTGCAAGGTTGAAAGAGCTTCGTAATGAAGCAGGATACACACAAAAAGATATTGCCCAAATTCTTGAAATTGGTGGGCCTTCTTATCAGCGATATGAGAACGGATCTCGGGAACCCAATTTAAGCTCTTTATGTTTACTAGCAGATACCTATTCGGTTACAACTGATTACCTATTAGGTAGAAGCGACACTCGAATCGAAACCATCTCGAAGACCAAAGATTCTAAACCAAACATTTCATTTAACGATCAGGATTGGGTTAAATTAGGGAAGCTTCTATCAAATGAGGACAAGAAACGTATCTTTGAGATTCTAACCGGTCATGATTTCCTTCCGTACAACGAGGCGGAAAAATGAAATCAACTACTAATATTGAAAACATCGTCTTAGATACATTAGTCCATCTTCATATGGATGGTTACGACTCCTACGCTTGTGCAAGGACAATTCTTCCTACGTTGGAAAAAACTGGATATCAAGAATCTGATATTTTTGCAGCTATTCAAAACCTTTCTAGTAAGAATTTAATTAACATTGAATCAGTTTCTCAAACCCCTGCTTCCAAATTTAAATGTGTTAATTTGGTACCGTTTACTAAACAGGGCTTTGCTTATTGGAAAAAGTATTGCTAGGACATTTTATTTGTTCGTTGCCACTATCTCATAAAGTAATGACGACATCTCAATTAATCGAGGTGAAGGTATATGAAGATAAAGGTTGCTCATTTTAAAGCATCAAGCACTGACTTTTCGGTCATCCTCTTGGCTTCTAATTCTGAGTTGACGGCTGAAGCAATGAAAAGTGTTGGTTCAAAGCTTCCCAAAACTATCCAAAGACCAATTGTAATTGCCGCAAAGTCAACTTCTGGTTTGGCGTTTTATGGTCAAGATGATCTAGTTAATCTTATAGACGAGGTCAAAATGGCCCAATTTCCTTGGAAGGTATTGAATATTTAAGGATATTTCTGTCTTTCATTTGATCATCTTGCTCAATTGATTGGCTAAAGCTGTTAGTTTTGCAGCTCCATCAAAAAGTGCCTCTTTAGCTTCCTTTTTCTTAGAGATGTCTATGCCGTTTAAAAATATCAGAATCTCAACCAGTTCCTGTTCCATGCTTTGCCTCCCTTCAACAAACTTCTCGGCTTGTGCCACCTTTGATATAGGATAATGTAATTATTCCAAAATATTGGCTAACCTCTAAAGGACAAGAACTAGCCGGTTATCTTCATTATTTCAAAACATTTTTCACAAGAAAGGTTGTACCGTGATATCATGCGTACACCTTTTTTCCTAATGCCATGGGACAAGCGGTGATACTCATAACTATGGGGAGAGAAATAATTGCCTGCTTTGTAAGTTGATAACGGAATTTTGTCTCCCGACTCGTTGTAGTAAAACAGCAGAATATCATTCTCAGAATGTTAAATGTAATTTTGCCATCACCTTTAAAAACAATGGATTTAATTTCAAATATTTTCATAATTGTTAAATCAGCTCTTTAAATTCATCGCAAAAGAAACTAATTTTTACGTTCAAAGCTTTTGAGGCGGCAAAAACATGTTCTAAGGTTAAACGGTTCTTTTGATTTTCAAGATTCCAATAATGTTGAGTGGTTTTCAATCCCATTCGCCTTGCAGTCTCTGCTTCGGTAAGCCCCAACTGCTTTCGACGCTGCTTCAATAGTTCATTTGCATTGGGTTTAATATTCATTCAATCCCTCCTTGCTAAACGAATCGTTTAACTTATGATCATATTATAGCTAAACAAAAGATTTAACACAAGTTATTTTTTAAATTTTTTGTTTATAAATGTAAATAGATCATTTAATAAAACTATAATTATTAATAGGAGTGATGAGATGGACGAAAAAGGAAATACTGGGCTGCCTATGCGTCTTATTAATTTACGTGAAGAACGCAATTGGTCTAAAACAGAAGTTGCACGCAAACTCGGTTTCAGTAGTATGCAGAGATATGCAAATTATGAATACGGAACTAACGAGCCAGATGCAACAATGTTAAAAAGAATAGCTAATCTCTATGCTGTTTCAGTTGACTTCCTTGTAGGAAATAGTGTTGACCGTCATGGTCACGTTCCTTCTTGGGCAACTGAAAGGGATAAAAATGACCTAAAAAAATATCTCAGTGAAAACTGGGATTCAATGACTTATGGGGGTGATGAATTAACCAATGAAGAAAAACAACAGTTACGGGTGGCCATGGAAACCATCTTCTGGAAACGGCATAAACATCAGTAGTTTGGCAAAAATAACTGTCAAGACCGTTGTTTCCCGATATGGCACTGCCGATCCGTTCACGATTGCAGATAAACTAAATGTTGAATATTTTTATATGCCACTTGGAAAACATCCTTTAGGCGATACCAGTTATGACCATCACGACCCGATCGTTATTCTTAACGAATCCATTCGAGAATCACCACAGCGATACTACACATTAGCCCACGAACTGGGGCATGTTATTATGCACGCCGATCTAACTGGTTATCATTCAGGAATCTGGACTTATGGAAAGTATGAGCAACAGGCCAATCAGTTTGCAACTGGATTAATGGGGTTACTGTTTGTTGAAGAGAATGGATATGAACCAGATAATTATTATAATTTAGTAAATTGCTATGGGTCACCGGTAGATTTTTTTGGTTAAAGAGGGGAAACATTATAATAAAGTTCAAACAATTTTTAAATCTAGAAATGTGGATACTAGTTATAGTTGCTGTAATTCTAGTTACAATGTCCTTAGTTAACCAACAATCATTTTATTGAACCAAATGCCGTTATTTTAAATTTTAAGGATATGATTACAGTGACTAACTTTGTATTAAAAATCAAAAATCGAACAACTCCTAAGGTTGTAATGATTTCTTACCAGGCAATGACCGAAAGTGATCATAATATATTGATCACTGGAGATATAAAACTCATGAGGAATCAAGTTGATCTTACATATTTGTCTAATAAAAATTTTTTATTGAATTTGGTTCAGGATATAATTAAACATCTTAAGACGGATTATATCCTAACTAAAATTGAAATTGAACAGTCAGTCAATCGATTTCAAATATGTATTCCTACTGGACAAGATCTTGATGTTTATATAAAAACTTATGAACTTACTAACCGCGTTAGCACAAGTATTGGAAAGCTCGATAAGGTGGTAATTACAGTTCCAATCATAGAATTATTTAGAATAGGTTAAATAAATTGATACTTTCAAGAATAGGAGAGATGTTTTAATGATTTACACAGATATATTTAATATTAAACATGAGAATGCTAAGGTCGTTGATACTCATAACTCTTTTAATCGCATCTTTGTTATCGAAGATACCAATGGTGTTCGGTACACTTGTTTAAGAGAAAATGCACCGGTTATGCCAAAATCTGCTACTCATTTTAAAACTTTGCGTTCTAAAAATGCACCACTGAATTATCTGTCTCCTTACTTTACTGGTAAGCGAGTTAAATGACGGTTGTTTCTTAAAAATCTAAAATACAATTTATTATCTATTTAAGAGGAGATTATTATGTTAAAAGAATTTAAAGAATTTATTGCTCGCGGTAATGTTATGGATCTAGCCGTTGGTGTCATTATTGGTGCCGCTTTTACATCAATTGTTAAATCATTAGTTGACAACTTAATTAATCCATTAATTGGTATTTTTCTTGGACAAATTGATTTTTCAAATTTGGTTTTCAAAATTGGTGATGCAACATTTAAATATGGTGCCTTCATTAATTCAATTATCAATTTCTTGATTATTGCCTTCGTTGTATTCTTATTGGTCAAGCGTGTTAATAAGCTAATGCCTAAAAAAGAGGAACAACCAATCGTACCAACTAAAGAGGAACAATATTTACAAGAAATCGTGGACATTTTGAAGAAGAAAGCCTAGTTTTCACCAACAATACTGGGATGGGAGGATTAATTCATGGATATCATTGTAATCGCTATCGGACTAGTATTTGCATTAATTGGTATTATCGTTATTAAACAAAGTAATAAGTTATCTTCCCAGGATCCTTTCAAACTTTTTGGTACATTCATAGGTATATCATTTATCTTTTTAGGGGGATGTTTGATAATATCGGGCACATATCCACTCTTGTTAAAACACTTCCCGCTTATAATAACGCTTCTTTACTAACATACGATTATTATTTTAGAAGTTTGTAATTTGAATACATTTGATTTTAAAGGAGAAATAATTCATGAAGGCTATTACATATCAGGGAATAACTTTCACTACTTATCAACAGGCAGCTGACTTTATTGGTATTAGCAAAGTTGGCTTCTCAAAGCGCTTTCAAAAATATAAAGCTGGTATTTATTCACTAGACAATTTGTTTAAAAGTTGTCACCCAAACAAAAAAGAAATTTCATATCATGGAAAAAAATTTAACAGTTATGTAGAAGCCGCAAAATATATTGGTTCAACGCCAGAAACATTTGGTCGCCGTCATAAGCAGTATGAAAACGGGGAAATTTCTTTAGATAAATTATTTCGAAGAACCAAATATACTCCCTATGAACTGCCAGCTTATCATGGGAGAAAATTCACTATCAAAAAAGAGGCTGCTAGCTTTTTGAAAATTAGCCAAACGGCACTTACAAGACGTTTGAAATATTATCACTCTGGAAAATATGATTTGGACGATTTGTTTTCAAAAACTCCGAACGAAATAAGAAACCGACATGCTAAAAAAACGCCATTACAATTTGCTGATCAAACATTTGATACTTATCAACAGGCAGCTGACTACGTCGGTATTTCTCAACCTGCTTTCTCCAATCGTATGAAGAAATACTACTTGGGAAGCTACGCCTTTAATCAAGTTTTTGAAGCCCCTAAGCATACACATGGAAATGTGATTAAGTACAAGGATCATACTTTCTATACCTATAAAGCAGCCTCTGAATTTATTGGCATCAGCTATAATTCCTTCTCTAAACGATTAAAAAAATATAAGTCTGATGCAATCACTCTGGATGAATTATTTGCTAAACCAGATGTTTTTCGAACTAATCAAAATAAATTTGGTTAACCTTATATTTTAAAATCTGCTCTTAAAAGGAATTTATGGCTTGAATTGTCAAATTAAGTGCAACACTACATTAAAGAATATTTCATAAGGCGT